TTCGCCTGTTAGCCCTTGCAATGCCCCAAAAACGCTTTATCGGCGTGATAGGTAGTTACGATAATCCCGAGCCTGAACCTAACGGAATCAGCCAGGGAAAGATCGTAGAACTATTGCAGGAACTTCCCAATGTCACCGTACTGCCTAACGCCCCTGATATTCTGAGCGTTTACCGGCAAACCCGTATATTGATCATGCCATCGCTTTACGAATCTTGGGGACGCACAGCAACCGAAGCCATGTGCAGCGGCATCCCGGTAATATGTACACCTACGAATGGGTTGCTGGAGAACTGCGGTTCTGCGGGAATTTTCATTGGAAATAAACTACCGTTGATACAGCCCGGGATGCCACAGGTGGACCGCGGCGCCATAGGAGAATGGGTGAAAGCTATCCAGTCTCTTGACGATGAAGACGCCTATCGAAAATATTCGTTACTTTGCCAGCGGCGGGCCCGGGAACTTGACCCGCAAAAAGAACTGGAAGGATTGGAGTCTTTCATCATCAATGCCCGTTTTTAATCCATGAACCTCATTATTGACCTGGACAGGTTACATCTTACCACGACAATGCCTGTCTCGCGTGACGAGGCAAAAACCCAACTGCGCATTACCTACACAGAAGATGACACAGAGATTGATAGCATGATCTCCCGCGCTGTCAAAGAAATTGAAAACTACTGCAACATTTCTATTGTCTACCAGCGAATCACCATGATCGCCGATTTAAAGCAGGAATGGAAATTGCCCTATGGTCCCGTTATCGGGCTGGAATCGGTAGAAACAAAATCCGCCCCGCAGGGATCCGGCATCGGCATATTTTCCACCGCGTCCGCAAACTGGCAGATCGACGCCGATAATTTTGATCCGGGCAAGTATTGTTATCGCTGGCGGCTGGTTTACACGGCCGGCATGTCCGCTGTCCCTGATGATCTGAAGCAGGCAATACTACTGCAGATGGTTCACCTGTTTGAACACCGGGGAGATGAACAGCAGCAAGGACTAAGCATGCAGGCAAAAGAAATGGTGGATCCTTATAAAGTACTATTATGGCTTTGACGATCGGAAAGATGGATAGAAGGGTAGTGATGCAGGGGAATAACCCTACCGTTACGGCTACCGGCGGCCAGGTGGACGGTGATTTTTCCACGTATGCCAACACACGTGGTTATCTGCGCCGCAAAAGTGGCAATAAAGCAATTGTTTTTGGCGATATTGCGCTCAATAACTCGTGGGAACTCTATGTACGATTCCAGATAAATATTCAGCAAAACCTCCGGGCCGATAATAAGATCATTATTGATATATCCCGCGTCTTTAAGGTAGAAGGCTTTGAATTGATTGAAGAAGATAGAATGTATTACCGGATCGATCTTACGGAGCAGACAAAATAAAAGGCCGTGTAGATACACAGCCTCATTAAGAAATCCACCCTACGAAAGTTCATTAAAGGTAATAAATGCCGACAACAATCATTCTTTCCGGTTTTAAAGAGTTCCAGGATAAGTTATCCCACATGCCGCAGCGGGTAAGTAAAGAAGTTGATGGTGTGATCGGTGTAGCGGCAGCAGACTGGGAGCGCCGCGCCAAACGGGATGCGCCGGTACACTATGGCCGGCTAAAAGGAAATATCACCCACAAAAAAAACGCGGAATTGAACTGGGAAGTAGTAAGTTCAATCCTCTACAGTCCTTTCCTGGAATGGGGAACAAAAACAAAGATTTCAGTGCCTTCAGACCTTGCGGCCTATGCGGCGCAGTTTAAAGGATACAAGAGCGGCAGTTTGCAGGATTTCTATAATAGCCTGTTTGAATGGGTAAGGTTGAAAGGCGTAGCGAGAGGTGGCGATGTAAAACAGGCAACATACATGATCATGCGGCATATCTTACGGTATGGCATCAGGCCGCAACCCTTTTTCTTTGTACAACGGCAGGCAGTAGAAAAGCAGTTGTTATCAGATATTAAACAAATACTTGAAACTGAACACTGATGAAAGATACTATGAAGCCGGCGCGGAAGGCATTTTATGACCTGCTGAATAATAACCTGAGCTATAATTCGGAGCTGGTGCCAGTGTATGATAAGAAGCGGAAGGTGCAGGACCTGAATACCTTCTTTGTTCTTTTTGGTGTGCAGCAGGAAACGCCCGATCCTGTGGATGGTGCATGGATAACCGACTGCACGATTGACCTGGAAATAATCTACCGGTCCCATCACGAGGTTTCACAGGATCCTGTAGATGATGTAAGCGACCAGATTTATGAACTGCTGGAGCCGTATGCCGGGGAGAATGGATTGCCGGCACAACCTTTTTTCCTGATCCAATTGGTAAGGCGGCAGGTGGCTGTATCGCGGGTATTTGAGATCAGTACTACAGAATCGGAGGTTAGCAAAATCATCACGATCGCTTTTAAGATGATTCAGCAGGCGGCATAGGCCACTCGATTTTCCTGGATCACTGCCAAAAGTAAATGAGGGCAGGAAAATCGCAACTTTACCCTGACAAAAAAATATATGCTATGTTTCTTATAATTTTGCGTTATGTTACTTAGCAAAAAGCCCGTTGTATGTTTTAGTACACAACGGGCGCTAAGGAATAAACCCGGATGATTATTTGATGCTACCGCCTTTTGGACGGGCGGAAATTCAGAAAGTGGTTGCGGTATTGCCGTCTTGGGGACTAAGCACTGACAACCGGCTTTCTTCACATCAAATAATCATCCGGGTTTTGTGTATGCAGGCTTTGCTATTTAATATAACGGCTATTATAAGAAACCTACTTTTCAGGGTAATTCGTCAGAATCCTTAACTTTATCAAAATTAATCCGTATGTCAACGCCTACCACTGTACAAGGAAACCTTGTACCTATCTCCCTGAGTACTGATAACAGCACCTACAAATCTATTGTCTGTAATCGTGCATGGGACCTGGATTTAAACAGTTCCGTTACGCAGGAAGAAACCGATTGCGGATCATTCCCTGCACTCGGTGCAGTAACATGGGCATTTAACATGGAAGGTGTATTGAATACGACACCTAACGGCGCCACGGAAATGAGCGCAAAAGCCGTGATGGATATCGCCAACAATCAAACCGTATGCTACATCAAAGTGCAGTATCCTAACCCGGGCGGCACTGATTTTTACATGCGGGGCCAGGGATACATTACTAACTTCAAGATCACCAAACAAACAGGTTCACTAATTGCCTTCTCTGCTACATTCACCGGTAGCGGAATAATGGACACAACACCATAGTATGAATACACTTACCCTTTTGCCTCGCAAGACTTTTATAATAACTCTTGATGATGGCACTGAAATTAAAGGCCAATACAGTACATGGGCGCTAAAAAGATTCTGTGATCATCTTAATTGTACACTCAGCCAGTTATTTGAGAAACTGAAAGAGCCTACGCTTGACATAATGTTCATGTATATTCTATCAGCACTTGAATATTCGGCAAGGATTGAAAAGAAGCCTTTTAGTTATACAGATGTGAATATAAGCCAATGGATCGATGATATGGAAGGTAATGCAATCGATAACCTTGTTGTTATATTCAATCATTCCGCCGACCAGGATTTGAATGAAGAAAAAAAAAGCCTGACGGAGGGCAGCAACCAGAATGGGCAGACCTCCAGAGAATCTATTACAGTACAGGAAGATCTGCCGATGATTTCTGGCGATCAACAATAGAAGAGGTTGAATTATCTATACGGGGAAAGGTAGAAGATTGGCGTTATGCACGACGGAATGCATACCTGATCATGAGTGTTTGGGCAAAGCAAACGGCATCGGAAAAACAGCTAATGCCGCTTCCTTTTGACGATGAGTTCGATAGTCCTGAAATGGATGATATTGAAAAAATATATTGGGGATCTCAAGTACCTTACAATTAATTAAGATGGCCGGAAATATACTATCAGCGAAGATCGTAGCCACGGCGCCCGGAGTAAAAGAGACATTTGAATCTATTTCTAAATCAGCCGAACAATCTTCACTTGCCTTAGAAAAAACCGCACCAGCCGCCAAAAAAACGGTAGAGGCTATAACACAAATTGTTCCGGCAGCAAAAAGTTTATCCACAGAGGTTACAAAAAGTACTGACATACTTGGTAACTTCCAAAAATCTATTTCGAGCCTTGATTTTTCAGATAAATTTGTCGCAGCGCAGCAAAGGATAGAGCAATCAATAGATAAAATGGCAACTGCTGCAATTCAAGCAGAAGCGCCGATTGAAAACCTGGGACAAACTGCTTCAAAAATATCATCAGACTTTTCAACATTACAAAACTCTGTTGCGAAATTTGGCGGAGGAGTCAGAACATTTTCTTCCGATTTCAATAAAGTATATCCCGCCGCGAATAAAACGTCTGATTCATTAAAAAAACTTTCTCCGGCAACTAACAGAGCAACGGGTGATCTTATAAACCTTGGACGCGTTGTGCAGGATGCACCCTTTGGATTTATCGGCATTGCAAATAACCTTAACCCTTTAATTGAAGGATTTTCGCGGACAGCCAAAGAGGCCGGGGGTTTCCGTGGAACACTCAAAGCGCTAGGTGGTGCACTTGCCGGAGCTGGCGGTATTTCATTAGGTATATCTTTAGTTTCTTCTGCCCTTGTACTTTTCGGCGATCGTCTTTTTGGATCATCAAAAGCAGCTAAAGCATTAGATGAATCAACATCTGCCCTTGCAAAGAAATTTGCGGATCAGGCCGTAACGTTAACTACGCTTGTCGGAATTGTCCAAAATGTTAATAGTTCCTATGAGGATAAGAAAAAAGCACTGAAGGCACTTAACCAGGAGTATGCCACTTATCTGGATGCGCTGGGAAAAGAAGAAATAAATGCAAACAATATTGCTGCGGCTTATGAAAGGATCGTCGATGCGTTGATAAGGCAAGCGGTAGTAAAAGGCATACAAGAACAGATTTCACAGGCAGTAGAGCAAACAGCAAAGCAATTAATAAAACTGCAGGTTGCTCATGAGCAGGCAGCAATTGCCGCAAAACAGCGACAGAAAGCGGAACAAAATACTGATAGCGTAAAAACAGCACAGAATTTAAGAACGCTATCTGCTTCTATTGAACAGTATCAACGAGGCGCTACGGATGGTATCCTTGCACAACAAGGATTTAACAGGGAGCAGATAAATGCGGCAGACAATGTTAAGTTTTATAATGACCGCGTCAAACAATTAAAAGATACATTACTTAGCCAACTCGCTCCGCTGCTGAATCTGACTACCAATTTTGAAGACCTTAACATTAAACTGGATAAGGGAGCAAAGAAAGTAAAAGAGTTCCGGGAGGAAATGCAAGCCTTAAAAGATTTAGGCACTATCGATCCGGCAAAAGGATTTATTATAAAAGAATTAAATATCCGCGGCATTAAAATACCATCAGTGCCGGAACCGGAGATTAAAAAAATATCCGATCAATTACAAAAAGCAGTCGACGAGTTCACGAAAAATAATCCCATCCTGCTGCGGGCTAAACTGGAATCGGAAAAAGGGGATCAGCGCCGTAAATCCTTTTTCAGCGCATTAGGATTAGAAGATCCTGAAGCCGAAGACCCTTTATCGAATGCACAGAAAGGTGTGATCAATCTTGCCAATAGCGTACGCGGTGTGTTGACTCCCGCTTTCAATGATTTTTTTACCGCGATTCGTAAAGGCGTGAACCCAATAAAAGCCTTCTTTGAAGCCATTGGCCAAGCTATTTTGGATACCATTCAAAAATTTATACAGGCAGCAATTGTAGCTGCTATCTTCAATGCTATTCTTGGCGGCAATTCCCCGGGATTTGGATCACTGTTTAAACAATTTGCCGGTTTCCGGGCGGCTGGAGGCCCTGTCAGCGCCGGTAAATCCTACGTGGTCGGCGAAAACGGTCCCGAGTTATTTACTCCCAATACAGGCGGCAGGATCATTCCCAATAATAAGACCGCAGGTACACCTACAGCGGCTTTCGGCGGCATGCAGCTTATTTCAGAGACAAGAGTAAGCGGTGATAGCCTGTTATACTTACATTACCTTACTCTTAGAAAGCAGGGACGGCTGAACGGATAGTCTTATATTTGACAAATGCCGTACGCTACTGAATACAGGATCGAGTGGGATACTGTGCCCATAGATGATGTCCCGGGTAACGAAATCCCTTCCAAAACAGTACGTGTTTCAATCTTTGATACATCTTCCGAGGCCGATAATACGGCGGTAATTACGCTTCAAGCTGCCGGAGATCCGCTAAAGATCATCGTTATTGATAACGACGAAAACAAGTTTACCCCCCTTCGCGGAAAACAGGCCACCATCCAGTTTATCAGCCGGCAAAACCAGTTCCAGGACGCCAGCACCTTCGCCGATTCGTCAGATAACCGGTGGAAGGTAGATATAGCAATTGACCCGGACGGAGATAATGAGCCAATATTTACAGGCTTTCTTGTCCTTACTGATCTGCAGCAACCCTTTCAACCCGACCCGCAAATCGTTACACTGCGGGCCAGTGATCACCTCGCCATCCTTTCCGATGTTCCGCTGACCGAAGATGATGAAAGCAACCCGGCCGGAAAATACAGGATTGCAGAACTGATCGCCCTTTGTTTAAAGAAAACAGGGCTATCGTTAAACATAAATGTGATCAACAATTTGCGGCAGGGATCGGGAGACTTCACCCGGTTAGTATCGTTCCAGGAAACTATCGGAGATGCCGATAATGTCTTAGTAACTGCGATTACCACATACTTCTACCCGGGCCAAAGAATTACTATCTCCGGTACGGCAAGCAATAATGGCACCTTCACTGTCCTTAGCGTGACGCAGAACATAGTTACATTCGTTACTCTCCTGGAATCAGTGGTCGATGAAACAGACGTTACCGCAACTTTTTCAGATAATAATTCCGGTCACTTTTATGATACCTGCTATTTGGATGCTCGTACATTCGAATCAAACATCAATGAATGCGAAGATTGTCATTCTGTATTATCGAAGATATTAGGATTTGATTGCGTTCTTTTCCAGTATAAAAGCGAATGGTGGATCGTTCGTATTGATGAGTATGAAAGTAACCCATTTTACCGGTTTATTTTTGATGCCGACGGCGAACTGCTTTCTAATGATACGGTAGATTTAACGCGCAGTATTGGCGCTGCCGATCCCATACGGCTGGCTCTCGCCGACGCACTACTGCGGCTTGACCGACCATACAGGCATGATAAATTAACTTTCAATTTTAATACGCCTGAAGAAATTATTTGCAATGGTGATTATTCACGCGGCGATCCAACGAGCGACCCCGACCTGCAGCAATCCGGGTACACCGCTTATGAGCTGGACGATTGGGAAGTAAAAAAGGACTGGGGTAGCAATGAAACGACACCCGATATTAAATCATCGATTCAGCGATCGTTTAGTCAATTGGGTGATGAGGAGCAGCGGTTTATCATGCTCACATATCCATCGGACTTTCTACAGGGATCAAAGAATTATATCCGCTCCTGCGCTATTCCTATGAGCGCACTCGACCGGTTCCAGTTTTCTTTCGATATATCTGCCATGACCAATCCATCGGGTGATGGCACGCTGACAGATATATGCATTATCATGTACTATGGCGCTAGTAGTGGCCAAATCTATGTTTTGGGGACAGTAGACGGCACAGATCCATGGATCAATACCGATCCGCCACCGCCAACAACATGGAAAGTTACCAATGCTGAATTAACACTTTTTCGCAACGGCCTTTCTTGGGCCATGTTCACGGGCGTTGATAAAAGAGATTGGCAGGGATGCCAAATCGTTGGCGCGCCGGTGCCGGAGGAAGGGGAATTGCGCATCCATTTATTTGGCGCTAACCATGAATCAGGCGACTTTGATACTTTTAACGTCAGGTATCAAAATCTTTCCTTTGAGTACAGTGCCTATATTGGCGGTACTTACAGGAAGTATACGGGCCAATATCATAAAGTAACGAGGACGAGCCCGGTAGGATATAATGCGAAGATCGAAGATGAGGTATTTATCAGCGATTCGCCAAAGCCGATTTATAAAGGCGGCATCTTTATTCCAACTTCAACCAGCTATCATTTGGCCGGGCAGTTTTGGGCCTCTGCTCCTTTTGCACTTGGAGGACCTCCCGGCGATAATTACTTTCATGCGTATGGATATATCCAGGCATTCAGCGTGTGGAACCAATATAGACGCGGTAACCGCATATTTACCGGTACTGTCTATGGGATGGGTTTAAATTGGGTGGATCTGCTTCATAAGGTAGTATTATCGGATACCAACCCGAACACCAATAACAGGTTTTTCTTGCTAATTTCGATGGAACAAAATTGGCGATCGGGATTATGGACAGCCACATTTGTTGAATGTTTCAGGACGGGCGTACCCAAAGTATACAGTGACGATCATTTATTTAAATACATAACCGAATAGATGCCGGACATTAAAGTACTGAGTGAAAACTACATTTTCTCGCTCAAAGTAGATGGGACATATTACCCCATCTTTTGTGCGAAATCGGTCAACTTCCCTATTGACCAGGACGCGATTGAAATAACAAATGTCAATTCGGGACCTGTTCGTGAATATACACCCGGGCAAAATACCGCTACTATTTCAGCAAGCGGGATCACCGAGATCAATAATAGCGAAGGCCGGATATCGCCCTTCTACCTGAAACTGCTGGCTACCCGCAGGGCAATACAGGATTTACGGGTACTCGCAACTTCAAATAATGGCGTACAACTGGCTATTACTTTCCGGGCTTTCATCACGCATATTGAAACCGGGAAAGATGTTGGATCCTTCTCAAATGCTTCAGTGACGTTCCAAATTACGGGTGGAATAACATTCAGCGATGTAATCCCGGGCCCCGGCGAACCGGTGTGCGAAGTGCAGGATCCTTTGTATGTAGTAGGTATCGAAAACGAATATATTGTGCAAAGCTCATTCCTAAGAAATGAAGATGGACTTTTAAAAACTATCCTCGAAGTACAGCGGGAAGGCACCGGGCATGATGAGACAGAAAGTGATCCGGGTAACCGTCAATTCAGGTATACGGCCGATAGTGATTTTGGTTATATCGAATTCGATGATACCAACCCATTCAACCCGGGCGGAGAAACGATTTATATTCTTTACAAAATTCAAACTGAGTGATACAAAGCAGGATATATATTGGTTCGCCCGGTCTCTACGCGATATCAGATGCCGAACTGATCAATGTAACTATTTTGGGAGTAAAACGGGAGGGCCGCGGCCAAAACGTGATTGCCGATGATCCGGACGCCGATGCTGTCTTGGTGCCGGGTTACCGCGGGTGTGCTTACTTACCCGGAAGTGGACGATTGAGATTTGCCGATCCTTTTAATTCGCCGGATGAACCGGATTTTGTTGTTGATATCTTCCCGTTTCTGGAACGGGTTTGGGTACTTTTTAAAACGTGACTATGAAAAAATTATTGATCGCCTTTGTTATTCTGCTGTGTATTAAAGTAAATGCGCAAATCCCCGGCTATACGGGAATTAACTCAGGCTATGATTGGCTGCGCGGTAAATTTCGCGCTCTTCATGTTCCTGCAGGAGGAACGGTATCGCTTTCTGTCGGCCAGTATTCGGGATCTGGAGCAATTATGTATGACTCTACCGGGGCAGACAGCGGGTTTTATGTATGGCATTATCCTTATTGGGTGAAGCTGGCACCTGCCAGCAGCGTGTACGGAACATTACAACAAATATTTGATGCGGAGTCCGCCAAAGCGGTAACCAATAAGGATGATACTATATCGATCGGTTCAAACCGTTTCGTGATCAATGGTAATAGTTTCTTTTCAATGAGCCCGGCGGCGGTACAGATCAACCCTTATCTCGGCGTACTAAAGATCGATTCGCTGAATGCCGGTGCCGGGACAAAGGCACTTCGCTGGGATCCTGCTACAGGAGCAGTAACCGTTGCCGATACCACAACCGGCGGCAGCGGCAGCGGAGCGGTTTCGGAAGGACTTATAAAGCGAAATGATACGACGGTAATTGCCAATAACCGAAATATTTATTACCTCAATCAACCGACTTCAGGCAGTTCATTACCCGCTTACATGACGGCGGTAGGATCACCGGTATATACCGTGAGTAACGGCGTATTCCAGTTTGGTGGCAATGGCGATAATAATACGCAGTATATCCGCTTCAATGCCGGTGTGCTGTCGGAAGGATCTTACATCGAGGGCTATGTGATCATTGATTCGCTCAATACTTTTTCTCAAGGACCTGGATTTATATGGAAATCCTATAATTCATATTCAGGAACGACATATGCACATGACGTGATCGCCCGCATGATCACCGGATCAGCAGCCAGCAATACGGGCAAAGCGCTGATCTACGGAAAAACAGGTAACTCTTCGAATTATTCCGACAGCTCGCGGGCATCCTCCGCAGGAGATACAATATACTTTCGTTTCGATCGCGACGGCCTGGCCTACACGCTGCGGGTTAAAAACCTGACAAAAGGGTGGAAGCTATATAAGCAGGTGCAGACGACGCCAGCAGGAAGCCCTTTTGTAGCGCATAACAGCGCTTACGTTGGCTTCATCCCGGGCTCTGGCGGTTATAAGCTGTATGGATGGAAATATGTAGTAAAAGCGCCCCTGTACACGGAGAACTATATTGTCGGTAATTCAATTGCCTACCGGCAGGGTGCAACTACCGAAGGCGGTGGATGGGCATCTCTGGTAGGTACTCCATCGCTCAACATTGTTTCCGGTGGCGGGGCAGATGGAACAGCATCCGTGCTTGCACGTTTGCACGAAATCAAGGCTATCAATCCCAAAAGGGTAATCCTGATGATTGGCGGTAATGACATTTTATTCGGCATATCTTCCGGTACATGGCAAGCCAATTATTTGGCGATCCGAGATTCCCTGGTAAGTTGGGGCATTGAAGTAGTACATTGTCTTCCGACACCACGAACAGCAACCGATGTATCAGCGCTGAAAAATTATATCGACACATCCAGTACTTTCCGCTCTGATATCAAAATAGATACATGGACACCGCTTTGGTCGGGATCGGGTACGTCGCTGGCAACAAAGTATAATCTCGATGGCACCCATCCCAATGATGCCGGTCACTTGCAGATAGCATCGACCGTTAATACCGCTTTGCATTATAGTAATGGAGATGGGCAGTATGTTGCCGCCAATGGGTATGCGTATAACGGTTATTATATGGCCAGAACGCCGACCACTGGAGATGCTAACAAGAATGGGGCTTTTATTGCCCTGGCTTCCGGTACGTCGAAGACTTCTTACGTTACAATGGCCCGTGAATCCGGTTACGGTGTGATTGAGGCGAGGACAGAAGGATCTAGCTATGACCCGGTGGTTTTATCGCCTTACGGTGCAACATCGGTTGGCATTCGTGAAACATCACCATCAGCCACCCTGGATATAAAAAATAGTACGGCAGGAACAGCACTGGCTATGATCGTTAACCATGCAGGGGCTTACTCTGCTAATGATCAAGAGCTGCAATTCGATTGGCAGAATGCGCATGCGACACGTGGCCGTATCGCCACGTATTTGCATAATAGTTCACGGTTTGGGTTCAAGTTCTATACCTACACCGGTTCGGTGCTGAATACTACGCCGGCACTTACACTGACAGGCGATAATACTATAGGGGTATTGACAACTGCGCCGACGGCAAGGCTACACCTGCCGGCCGGCACAACTGCCGCATCGACGGGACCATTAAAATTCACCAGCGGATCACTGATGACTTCTCCGGAAGCGGGTGCGGTAGAGTTCCTGACTGATAAATGGTATGCAACGATTACCACAGGAACGGCGAGGAAAGAGGTAACGTTAAATGATGCGGCACTTACTTCCGGCGTTACTCCGGTTGCCACGACTAACGGCCGGTTAACAGATGGCCTTACCCTGGCTTCCTCAACGTATACGCCGACTATCACTACTGTATCTAATGTTGATGTAGCTACGCCATCTGTATTCGGTTATGACCGGGTTGGTAATTCAGTAAGAGTATGGGGAGAAATCGATATAGATCCGACTGTTATCTCTACTGCCACTGAAATTGGAATAAGCCTGCCGGTAGCCAGTGCATTTACATTGAGATCACAACTGGGCGGTAGCGGAGTCGGTGATAATGTAACTCTATCGGGTGCGACATTATCATCCAGCGTATATGCAGATGCGACAAATGACCGGGCTAGTTTCAGGTTTACATCGCTGGGTACTGGAGTGGTTACGGTTACCTTTCATTTCTCGTATACGATATTATAAAAAAAGCCCGCTGGGAACAGCAGGCCGGGAATATCCGAACTTTTTAAAATCACTAATCGAATATACAAAATCAATCTATATGCACAAACAAGTAACTTTATCAATCCTGCTATTGCTTTCTGTTTTTTCTTTTGCGCAAAAAGATACAACGCGTTATCCTACCGGCATTGACGGCAAGGATACACTTTTGATTATTAAAGAGATAACTACCCGCACAGCCACCTACTCTTATACCATCCCGGATATTAAAATAACTTCCGTTATTAAAACTTATATCCCTCCCGGCGAAAATCCTTCGCCCCCTGGTCCTGTACCTTCAAAAATTGAAGGATATGGCGTGGCAGCTACCGGCGGCGGAAATTATTCCAGTAATGTATATCATGTGACCAATACTAATAATTCAGGAACCGGTTCTTTTGCTGCTGGATTGGGTAGTAACAAAACAATAGTGTTCGATATTTCAGGAACCTTTCGCGGTGGATTCAATATCACGCAGTCAAACCTTACCATAGATGGCGGGGATAAAGAAATTATATTCTCCGGTGGCAGTGATGGATTAAGCCTACAGGGGCAAAACATTATCCTGAAAAATATTTATGTAACTGGCTGCAGCAATGATGGTATCAATGTTGTCGGTGGCCGGACGATTGTAATTTCAAATGTCTGTTCATGGGGTAACATGGACGGCAATATTGATTTGGCGTCAGGCACCAATGTTACCGTGCAATATAGTATCATTGGCAATGGAGGAAAAGAACCGGGAAATACTGATTGTTGGGCTGGCGGCATGTTAATTACGCTTCAGCCATCTAGTATACATCATAATCTTTTTTGTGTCCAGACGGAGGGATGTATCGGCGAAAGAGCTCCTTATGTTCACTCCAATTATTCCAGTGCCTTTGCAGACGTCCGTAATAATATCGTTTGGAAATGGGGTCGCGGTCAATCAGGTAATGGCATCGGATCCGGCATTGCTTCTCTATATGGAGCCAAAGTGAATGCCGTCAATAATTTTGTATATACCAATAATAGCGGTGCTGACTTTTCCAATGGCGTGACAAACACATACGGGGCGGCAGCAAAAGGAAATTTATTTGCGGCCGGTAATGTGAGCGGCAACGGTATTAATGCCAATGCAAAAAGTAATTCTGTTGAATTTTTCGTACCCGCGGCCAATCAAATTTCAATGCAACCAACCTGCGAAGCTGTTAAAACCGTTTTAGCAAACGTGGGGCCGGTGAACAGGAACAGTATTGCGATCGGGTTTATCAACCAAGTTAATTCAAGTCTGTGTAAATGAAATGGCGCTTGATAATGATAAGCAAAATGATATTCTATTAGCTATCCAGCGTTTACAGGATCAGTTCTCGAGATTTATGTCTGACCGGGAAAGCGAAAAAGAAAATCTTAAAAGAACAAATGCTGATAGAGATGCAAGAATAAGAGCGTTAGAAGACTTTGAGAATAATTTAAAAGGAGAAAGAAGCGTATTAAAAGTTATTATCGGAATACTTTGCTCAGTCGTAGTAGGACTTATAATTTATAACATAACTAAAAGGTGAACTATCATGATATTAAACCACATTACTTTAATTCTTGCCGGCATTGCCGGCGTTTTATTTCACTGCCTGGTGAAATTAAATTCATTGCGCAATGATGCGATCGTAGGGAATATTCCTTTTGATTGGAAAAAAGATTATCTGCGAAAAGATATTGTGGCAATCATGATATCCTTTTGCTCGGTAGGAATATGGTTTTTAATTTATCGGGAGGCCGCAGCAAAGTATACGGCGCTGGATGGGTGGAAAGTAACTTCTTTCGTGTGCGCAGGTGGATTAGGATCGTATATTCTCCAGCTTGCTTTTGGGCAAGCGAAAAAAAGGATCCGCAAAATTGTCAACGAAAAGACGGATATTGCAGATGGCAAAATTTCAACACCTAAAACATAAAGACAATGGCAAAGCCTACTTACTCTGAATGCGTTGATGCATCCACAGCAACCCTGCAGGAGTGGATTGAATATGCGGATAATGAATGGGCGCAGGAAGCACAGCGCTGGCTTGATAACCGCACCGAAGCCAAAACAAAAGACGGCGGCATTGACCGGCCAAAATACCCCCCGAAAAATCCATGAGACTCGTACAGGTAACGGTTTGGTTCCTGCTTATCGGGTGGCTTTATTTCCTGCGAAAAGGAACAGAATCAGAGTTTACGGCTGCAATATATTACCTGTGGGACAAAGCAAAGGATGTGCTGCTTATAGCGTGCATCTATGGCATGATTGCTGTAAAATACAGGTGGATATTGCAGCCGGTTCTGATTTATTCAATTATTCGTTTTATATGGGAAATAATAAGCATTTTGACAGGATGGGACATAAACCATCCTCCAACGGTCAAGCTCCTGTTAACTATCATACTCACTGGTCTGACAATATTATTGATAAAAGACCTTATTCAAAGAAAAAGACAATGATCATTATTGGCGACTTACTGGGTATTTCACTGGGATTTGGTTCACTGGTTGGAAAGATCGAGTCGGTTGCTGATGCGATTATATTCATTATCTGTGCTCTTTATTTGGCTGCCAGGTTGATATATCTTTCATTTACGTGGTATGAGAAGTGGAGGATACTGAGGATAAAGCGTCGGCAGATGGAGAAATAAAAAGTCCTCCGAGGAAACGTAGGAATTCGATTCAAAGCAATTTGACCGCAAGACATTCCATCAAATAAGCTCAGAACATTCATATAGGTTGATTAATAAAAAGCCTCACCGCTGTTTACGGCTGACATGAGGCTTAACGGCGGAACATTTCAGGAAACCGCCTGTGCCTTTTTTTCCTCCTCCGCACATCTCTTTATATCTTTCATTGCTTCTTCATTATTCAAATAGTACTGATTCCATCTTACAGGGATATTTGAGGAGTTTTTGTAGATAATATGAGCAGCGAGAGGCATGCCAAATCTCTTTTCCAGATATGCGCCATCTGCGCCAGCTAAGAATGTAACCCATCCGCCACGGCAATGAGTAGTATCACAAGTATGCCAAGATCCCATTTCAAGCTGATTGCCGTTATATTGGATTGCTTCTAATACTTTTTGATGGATATTATCAATTTTTATAGAAGCGGGATCAATGATTTTTTTATCAGATTCATTTTCTTGGCCACCTTTATTCCTGCAATTACTGCAATTCCTGCAATTCCTGCAATCACTGCAATAACTGCAATAACTGCAATAACTGCAATAACTGCAATCACTGCAATCACTGCAATTCCTGCAATAACTGCAATTCCTGCAATCACTGCAATCACTGCAATAACTGCAATAACTGCAATTCCTGCAATTCCTGCAATCACTGCAATAACTGCAATAACTGCAATAACTGCAATAACTGCAATCACTGCAATCACTGCAATTCCTGCAATAACTGCAATTCCTGCAATCACTGCAATCACTGCAATAACTGCAATAACTGCAATTCCTGCAATTCCAACATCCTTCGTTTGTTTGATTATCTTCCTGCCAATTAGGAATTTGCATGGCGAACTCTTGAGATACCCCGTTTTCTGATTTATCCTCCCTCAGTAAAAAGGATTGATAATCTTTGAAGATTTTAGTCATGGCTGAAATGTTTTTAATATTAAAATAATAGGTTTGCAAGATAGGTCACTGGTGAATGGAAGACAAGAGTGAAAGTACTCAATCTCATAAAATGAGACAAAAAGCCCGGTAAGACTACCGGGCCGTAAATTATAATCCTGTTAGAATATAACAATTAATGATTGGTACAGTTCTGCACGCAATATTGATATTGGACATAACAACTAACAATTGGATCCTCAACGCTGGTTATCTGCCATGGTTTCCCGCATTCAACCATATTAAGATAGCATTGATAAGCACATACCATTTGGGGCGGCCATGTTCCCGGAATCCTGAAGTTATATACTTCATTATTCCAATTCCACCGGGAATAGTGCGACTCTATGGCTTCGAATAATTCCGTTAATACGGTTAGTGAATCGGCATGATTAACCGCTTCGCTTAATGCCGTCTCCTTCGTTTCTGCAAGTGCTATAATATTTTCAACGTCCTGCTTACGGGTTCCCGTACTTTGAGAAATAGAGTAAATATACTCGGGCTTCTTTCCGTATCTTCAATCCATGAGACTTCTTTTTTTGCTCGCTGTTACTATTTCCCTGGCTTCGTGCCGCACAACAAAGTATATAGATCGCGTTGAAGTTCATACTGATTCAACAGCCATCCGTGAGCGGGATAGTCTTGCCATGGTCAAACGGCTTGACTCTGCAGCCTATTCCAACATGATTGAGATGCTTTCAAACAATACATTAGAATTCAGGGATACCGGAAGTACGCGGGTAGAATATTACCCTGATGGGTCAGTAAAATTCGTAGAAGGGCAAGTAAAAAGTTTGAGAAGTGGACTCAGCAAGTACGTGCACAGTAACTCATCTTATCACGTTGGCTACGATTCAATAAGGTGGATCAGTTCGAAAGACTCTGCACAGGTGAGAACAGAATATAAAACAGTGACTGTCACCAAAAAAAAGTCCTTTCTACCATGGTGGTGGCTTGTGGCTGCATTTATCATTGGCTTTGCATTGCGCTGGCTGATAAGAAAGAAATAATTACATTTAACACCGGAATTTTGGGTAAGAGTTCCATGCTTGTTTGACCGGTCTGAAAGGGCCGGTTTTTTATTGTTCCACGTGAAACGAAAAATCCCTCTGCCGCTACTGCGAACCAAAGAGGGGGCGGAGCCGGTTCCATCGTAAAGGTACTCATGTTTTCAGGTGACAACCGAGTACTTTCCCTCGATTTTGAAAAAAAAGAATAATAATTTTTGATTCGGCAAATACGGTATGTATATTTACTACATGAAAGAGCGAAAAATAAAGATCATTCAGAAACTATCTTTTGGATGGACGGCTGAGACTATTGCAGCATACTTCTCATTATCAAAGAGAACGATTGAAAAGGATATTGAAAATATTAAATCAGAATACGGAGCAAAAAATTCCGCGCACCTTGTTGCTATCGCATTGCGGGAAAAAATAATTAGTTAATCACTTTTAAAATAATCAATACTTATGAAACTGAAACAAGAAATCGATCGATTGGAAAACCTTTTGGCCATGTATGCAGCCCTTGGGATTTGGAACTGGTGGCCGGAGTACAGGCAGACAAGGGAACAGATTTTAAAATTGAAAATGGAATTATGAACCGAGCCGCATTAACATACTTCATTCTTGCTGCGCTATGTCTTTTACTTTGCTTTTTCGCATGCAGCCCGGTAAAGGATCAGCAATATGCCGTCAGGAAAGTAGAAAGACTGGAAAAGAACGCTTACCTCATTACGACAGATTCTTTCCAAGTTGTGAAAGTTGTTCGTGGTATGGGAAAATACGATCCTGATTCAGTAACAAGAAAAGGATATTCCTATAAACCATGATCCTTGCCCTATGGAAATCATAAAATTTTATTAACCTCTTTTTCTTATAGGTTTGGTTTGCGCCGGGGTAAATCATCGCCCCGGCTTTTAAAATAATTTTTATGATTACAATTGACGATATAGAATTGAAACTAACCTGTGGTGCCTGCCCTGAGCAATACGAAGCTTTTTACAATGGGATTGAGGTAGGTTATTTGCGCTTAAGACAGAATGGACCGAGCAGCATGCAGACAAACAACTGAAGGAGCAGGAATACTAAATACACCCATCATGAGCAACATTGTGAAATCGGACATGCAGATGATGCCTATTGAACAGGCACAGAACTGGTATAATGACTTTGTAGCCTTTTCAAAGAGTATCATGAAAAAAGACCTGGACTACGGTGAAATCCCGGGAACCGGCAAGCCTTCCCTTTACAAAGCAGGCGCTGAAAAGCTCCGCTTTGTTTACGGCCTTGGCACTGAAATGGAGTGCGTCGAAAAAACGGTTGATATCGATCGCCCATTTATCCGCTATGTCTATCGCTGCACGGTAAGCACAAAGCAGGGGCAGGTACTTGCGCAGTGCGAGGGCTCCTGCAACTCACTGGAGGCGAAATACGGCTGGGTATGGAAAACGGAGGCTGAGCTACCGGCGGGCGCAGATACGTCGAATTTGGTCAGCAGGGTGGCCGGGAAAAAGGCTTTTGAATTTGACTTCGCCCTGCAAAAGCGGGAGACTGCCGGTCAGTATGGAAAACCATCGGCATATTGGGATCAGTGGGACAGGGACATAGAATCCGGCCGCGCAAAGCGGATCACAAAAGAAACAAAGGGCGGCAAAAAGTTGTCCGGCTACGAAGTAAATGAACAGGTGGTGCAATATCGTGTTCCCAATCCCGACGCTATCGGTATGGATAATACTATCATGAAGATGGCGCAGAAGCGGGCTTTTGTCGGCGCTATCCTTCTTGCGACAGGTGCCAGCGAGTTCTATACGCAGGATATTGAGGATATGGAAATCAGCGGACAGGTATATTCAGATGCAAAGCCGGTAGTGGAAGATGCTGAAGTGGTCGAAGAAAAAAAGACCGAAATTCCCGGCCTGTGGTATGCCAGGCTGGATAAATGTAAGACGCCATCAGATATTGACGAGCTTGGAAAAAAGCATGCGGCGACAATCAATGCCAATCCCGCGCTCAGGAAGTTGTTTGTCGAAAGGAAAGCGGCACTAAAGAAAGGAACCGGCTCACAGGAATACAACGAGACATTACCTTTTTAATTAAACTTGGTCTTTCATAGAAGTTGAATTTCTACGGCGGTTTGTATCTACTTACCGCCCCTTTTTATCGCGATTATTCACTAAAAATCAATATAGATGGCAAAAAGTAAAAAGGCTGCACCAAAAGCCGCCAAACCAATCGAAACAGAACCGCTAAGTAACTTTCAAACGCCGAAAACGGGGCGAGTTACCGAAGACCTGTTCCCATTAAACGGCCTTAAAATTTCATACATTAAAGTGCAGCCGGAAACAAACTTTTTGGAGATCGTTGCCGATGATACCAATCATCAGTTACCGAAAGATATTTCAGATACCCTGAAAGCACCGGTTCACAAAAATTTGATCAATGCTATCCAGAAACTACGCCCGCATGCTGCAGCCCTGATTGATCACCTTGGCCATGAGGAAGATTTTAATGTGACTTCTGTTCATTTCAAAACGCACAAAAAACGCGGCGACTCCATACAGATCAACGCTACGTTGACAACTGTCAGGGACAAAGCATTCAACTTTACTACGCCGATTGAATATATTTTTGAGGAAACGGAAAATTCGTACGAGAATAACCGGGCGTTGATCAAAATCCGTGGCGAGATATTCAGCCGGATTAACAAGTACCTGTCCGGCGAGGAAAGGGGTGATCCGAATGATGTGGGTATGTTTAAAAAAGAGGCGGAAGAAAAATCGCGCAACAAAAAGAAGTCCGACGCCGAATTATTTACCGATGAAACCGGCGAAGAAACAGACGTTACGAGCCGGTATGCCGATAAAGATAATTGAGAGCCCGGCCCCGGCTGGCAATTCCGCTGGCCGGGAATAAAACCGGGAAACCGAAAACTATGAGCAAGTATTTACGGGAGCGGCAAAAATCGAAGCTGGGCATCGACTCGCCGGCTGAAAAGAAGAGTAAGAAGGCTGATGTTCTGTTAGTCGGCGGTATAAAAGCCGGAAAGGCGGTAAAATTGGATCGTCAGTTCTACGTTGAGGTTTGGGAAGCCTCACCGCATATATGCCAAAATTGCGGCTGTAAATTGCCGCAAGTGCCATCCACGTTTAACTTCCACCACCTGCTACCAAAATCGAAATACCCTCAGTTTCGCTACACACCAGAAAACATTATGATCCTGTGTGCCGATTGCCACAGCCAGGCGGAGACAAACGAATCCCGTTTACCGAAAGTAGTAACCAGGAGAAAAGAGGTAGAGAAACTACTTTTAAAATAGCTTCCAATGCAAGCATGTTGGTTAAACCGCGTCCGGGTGTCCTCTCGCCCGGACTCTTTAAAGACATTGAAGGCAAATGCCTTAAAGAAGCTGGCGATATTGCCAGTAGTTTAATTTTTCGAAGGATAAGCCGGGGGCTTTACTCTTATCGCCCCCCTTTTTAAACAAGCAACATGACAGTCCACTTACACACTGCGCACTTTATTGAATCGGGCCTTTCCATCCTGCAGTATTACCTTGTTATGCTTTATGAACAGCGGAGCGACTATTCGCTAAAAGAGCTTGAAAGTCTTATGAATATGACAGGAAGGAGTGTGATCACGCTGCGGAATCAACTTTGTGATTTGGGTATTTTGGAAAGGGCGGGTAGAAGTAATTACGTGGTTACTGAAAAAATATATCCGTAAAATTTTTGTTCTTTGAAATGCATAATGTAGCATTGTGATGTTGATCCGGTTACGTTGAGTAGCTCCGACGAATCCGGGTTAGATTGACGAAAGTCTTTTTAACGCCCGCAGTGAGCTACCTGCGGGTTTTTTATTTTCCACATCAGTACTTATGAGCCATAATTGGTACGCTGTTATTACTGCCCCTATACTACTTGCCCGTGATATTTCAAGTACCCAAAAAATTTTGATCGCCTTAATCAGCAATCTGTCGAATGATAGAGGGTATTGCTTTGCGTCCAACGCTTATTTGGCCGAATGTATAGGCATCAGCGCCGGTAAGGTAAGCGAGGCAATTTCGGATCTTGAAAAGAAGGGATATTTGGGTCGAATAGTTCAGTTAAGACCGGACTCAAAAGAGGTAGAAGTAAGAAGTCTGGTTATCCTTGAACGGAGGGAGGGGTATCCCAAAACGGAGGGGGGTATCCCCGAAAAGGTGAAGACCCCTCCCTCCGAAAAGGTGAAAGATAATAACAAAGTATTAAAAACAAAGAATAATAGAGAGATACCCCCCCTCACGAAAACGGAATCTGATTTTTGGCAGAAAGAAGAATTGAAATCCTATCCAATAGAACACTGCCTGTTTATCGCTACCAACGATGACCGGTTTATGAGACATGCGACCAAAGAAGAATTGGAGCAATTCAATCTGCACCTTGAAAAAGCAGGAGTCTATGAGAAAAACCCGGCAGATTACAAACGGCACTTTTCAAACATGAAAGCCAAGTGGCCTGAAAAGGTCAAACCGCAGGCGAAGGTTTTGGACATGGATGAACTGAGCGAGAGGTCAAAGCAGCTTGACAACGATCCTGAATTTCAAAAATATTTAAACTCGTTATGATCAACATACCCGCATTTGAACTACTGAGAAAGTTTAAGGAAGTCCTGCCAGAAACCGAAAGGCTGGTCCTGAAGAAAGTCAGGAACGTAGTTACTACGGATGAACTTGCTAAAATCTTCGAGAAGGGCATTGCAGGCGAATACGGGAAGTTTATTGCTGCCGACCCGCAGACCTTGCTTTCATGGGTAAGTAAGCATAATGCGGCTAAGAATAGCTCACAGAACTACCTGAGCGCCGGACTGCTGCCGGTTAACGCCAAAATGAGTCATCCGGATTATCCGCTGACCCCTCTGGACTGGCAGAAGGAGGTGAACAAGTGTTATCGAGCATTCTGCAATGGGGTTTTCTATGATAATTTTCATCCGTTGGTTTATACACAAATGCAAATGGACGATTACATAAGGCTGAATGAATATCTTGAGTATACGCAATCGGGAAATTTAGATCAGATCCATTTGGCGCAACAGAAAGCAGTAGGAAAAAAGTTTTCTCAGTTCAAAGAGCAGGGCAAGCAATACGTTTATTACATCAGCAACAATTGAAGTACGTCAAAAACTAGCGAAATGAAAGTACCGGAACAATTCAGGGTGAGAACAGGATCATTGGCCTCCGACTCATCATACGGCAATAGCGGTGCGTTTATCATCCCTCATTACAAAATATCCGGTTACTTTATCAACGTTATATCTGCAGAAGGCGAAGGATGGCAGCATGTTTCCGTTAGCCTGGTAAAGACTGTTCAGAAAGTCGGTAAGGCATATAAAAACATCTACGGAACAGTTGGTAATAAGGGCGGCGTAACGCAGTCGCGAAGGATTGATGAAGTAATTGAAATGGTTGAGCGGTGCCCGACATGGGAAGAAATGTGTTTTGTGAAATCATTATTCTGGAACGATGAGGAAGCGGTGATGCAACTCCACCCGCCAAAAAGCCAATGGGTAAACAATCATCCTTATTGCCTGCATTTATGGAAGCCAATGAATGCCGAAATCCCACTCCCTGATTCACTAATGGTTGGTTACAGGGAGGCAAATACGACAGAAAATGAAACATGATCTTTATACTGATGGCTTGCTTGAAATAGCATCCCTTTACCGGGAGAATAAGCCACTGATCCGGGATATGATTGCGCGTTTTGATAGCCCCGTAAGTGTGTTGGAAGAAATTTATCGCATATTGGTAAAGGAAAAGGAGATCGATCCGATCGAAAATCTACCGGAAGTAAAAAAGCGAGAGCTATGGAACGAGGCAGTGGTAAACCAGAAACGAAGACTATCAGTTGTAAAAGCCCTTTATGTACTTGAAATAATTTAAACCATGATTATCTACAAACAAGTTTTGGATTTCAGATCGGAAAACATGCAGACAATAGAGCTGCCTCCTGTTTCGGAGATAATTTCCTGTGATTTTCAAGGAGAAAATCTTTGCTTATGGTATTCGTTTTCACCCGTCGAAGGGGAGATAATGGAAAAAAGAAATATTCTCATGTTGCGGACGGGAGAAAGTTTTACCAGCCATGAAGGATATATAAAATTCATTGGTACGGCCCATGATCGGGGTCAATTACCGTTCGTTATTCATCTGTATGAATTTTTTTATTATAATGGAAAACCATGACCGAAGATTTTAAATCGACACACGATTTACCTTTCCTTTCCTGCCACTGGAATAACTCTTTCAATACCGAAGGTTGGCAGTTGTTCAAAATAGGCACCTGTAATGGTCAGTGGATAGCAACTGCTGATTCGTACGACATCCTTTCTGTTATCAATGAGCAGCCCGGGAACGGGCACTTTGAAGACGTGCTGCAATGGTTTGAGAATTCATGTAAACGTGATGGCAAGGCATTCAGGATACTAGAAGTTTGGAATAAACGATTAGCTATTCACCTTGTAGAGAAAAGAGGGTTTACATATCAATCTGACGACGATTTAATAAAACGATTTTAACCATGCGCAAACTATTCAAATCAGTAATCGCAGAGAAGGCAATGGATGATTGGCCGATAGGATTTTACGGTAATAGCGGTATAGATGGCAAGGATTATGCGGTAAGCACTCATTACCTGAGGGGAGACGAAGTGCCGGAGTCAATGATGGACGCAAAAACATCGTCTGAGCTTATTGCCGGCCTTTTAAATGCCTATTACCGGAACATGGATGTATCTGGCATGCCGGAGGCGGAAGTTCGAAATTTGGGCATCTATGACCCTTCTGAAGATGCCCCTGAATATAACCCGAATCAAAGTGAATTCCCTTTTTAAAAAACAGGACAATGATTGAACTGCTGAAGATCGACTGCATGGAATATATGGCGACGTTACCAGACAAGGCGTTTGATCTTGCAATCGTTGATCCCGGATATGGAATAGGAGTATCGAAAAGAGAGTATATGGGAGGCGGAAAAGGCGGTACTTCAATGGTTATTCAAAAGAATGGATCTCGCTTGCAAGTCAAGAGAAATAAATATCTGCAAAAGGACTGGGACAATAAAAGAGCAGGCGATAAATATTTTAATGAACTTTTTCGGGTAAGTAAAAATCAAATAATATGGGGAGGAAATTATTTTTCGGATATGTTGCCGCCATCAAAAGGATGGATCGTTTGGAATAAAGAGCAATCAGGGAATTACGGTGATTGTGAATTAGCATGGACTTCTTTTGAAAGAGCAATTACGATGTATACTGTTCGGTGGAATGGTATGATTCAATATGATATGAAGAATAAAGAGGATCGAATTCACCCTACACAGAAGCCTATTCTTTTATACAAACACATAATCACAGATTATGCGAATCGATCGGAAAGAATAATTGATACGCACGGTGGCAGTATGTCGATAGCCTTAGCCTGTCATGATTTAGGATTCGATCTTGTCTGCTGCGAGAAGGATATGGATTATTTCGATGCGGCAGTAAAACGGTACAAAAATCACATTAAGCAATTAAAAGCATTTTAATGAGCCTGACCGCCTCCAAAATAACTGCAGATGCTCTTTTGATGCTGAAGGCGAAAGGTTGCCGCGTACGCCGTGTAAACAACGTAGGGGCATATAAGAAACGATCAAATCAAGTGATAAAAGGTCTTCCTGATATAATCGGATATTCACATAATGGCGTTGCTGTTTGGTGCGAAGTCAAGACACAAGGGGATAAATTAAGTAAAGAGCAAAAAGAAGAATTGCAGGATTGCCATGATAGAGGGGGCATTTCATTGATTGCTCATGAAATAAACGGACAAACGACACTCACAAAATATGTAGACTATATTAAATGAGATTTGGAAAGATATTCCAGAACCTTATTGGCGGTGGATGGGGAATAGTGTAAACTGTAACACATGGGGCTAATCCCCCTAAAGTCCGGCTTAACGCACCGGTTCCTCTGGTAGCCGCCAATTATTTAGTAACAGAATAAATGGTATGAGTATGTACGAATGCGATAGTTGTGGACACAGGTTTCAAGAACCAAAACGAGCATATAGCTTTGAAGATGGCATGCACGCATCTGTGGTTGTAACAAGTGATGACCATAACTTTTCAGAAATGGAATATCTGCATCGTGATTCATGGGAATACTGCCCAAAATGCGGAAGTGATATGATTGTTGATTTAAATGATATTGAATAGTTCTTAAAAATTATTCGCTGGTAGGTGGTCGGGTGGCGCAGCCGTCAATAAGACACGTATGAGGTCAACGGGAGATAGAGCGCAGTGCTGCGGTTATGCCGTGCCGGGGTACAGGCCGAATCAATAAAAGAAGTGGCTGCCTTCCCACGGAAAGCTGTCATAAAAAGTAAGTAGGGGTGACGACCGATAAGCCGCTTGCCCGATACCTACAGCGATATTAAAAAGTAAAAAAAATAATCAACATGCCGATATTGAATTACACTACAAAGATTGATCCATGGAAAACCGTTAACGAGATTCAACAGATACTTTTAAAACACAAGGTTTCTCACTTTTCAATTAAAAACGAAGGTAGTCGTCCGATTGCCCTTGCGTTCACAATTGAATATAACGGGATGCCACTGAATTACCTTTTGCCATGTAATCATTCGGGCGTTTGGTCTTTAATGAAGTCGGATAAATCAATGGAGTCAAGGTTCAGAAACGAAGAACAGGCTTTTAGAACTAGTTGGCGTATTGTGAAAGATTGGGTAGATGCACAGTTAGCAATTGTACAGGCACAAATATCGCCGATTGAGGAGGTATTTATGCCATACCTTGTTATTAACTCATCTGGCGAGACGCTCTCAAAAAAAATACTGGAAGGTGGCGGACTTAAACTTTTAACAAATTAAACCCCATCAACCATGAATAAGACAACAGTATATGTGCCTGTTCCGGTAACAGAGAGGCTTCCCGATTATGACAACTATGTTTTCTGGATAACAGAGAGCGGAGCTGGATTCTTTGAGGCATTAGATAAAGATGGAAATCCTTGGCTTTATGATATGCTAGTAATCCACTGGCTTGAACCCCGCGAAGGCTATTTCCTCACTCCTGAAGAAATGAAAGAACGGGATAAAGAAATAGATCAATTAAAAACATTGATTGAGATAGCCTATCACGAAGGAGCTACAAACGGCAAGAAAAGAAAAAATGCCAACAATTGGAATGATTTTAAACGGACGCATAATCTATAATAATTGAGCCATGACAGAACATGAAAAGCAATTGCAAGAACTAGCAGAACGCGAATACCCGGACGGAATAAATCATGTTCACCTACTAAGGAAGGGTTTCATTCGTGGTCTGACAATGAGGCTATTTAATTCCGCTGAGGAAACAATAAAGGGTAGAGCAGGTAAGTATGCAGAATCATGGAAAGTAGACATGGGGCCGTTTTGGGGATATACGGCAGTTCATTATACCAATGGATTTAAAGAAGCTCTTTCCTCCATAGAAGTAAAAGAAGATGACAGAAATGAGGCGATTATGACAGAATAGTCTATGAAATGAATAACATTAAACGCTGAAAAGGAGAGCTTTGCCGTCCATTGGGATACTTTGCTTTCTTTTCTTGATTCCTCTACAGTCTTCCCCCTGGTTGTTCTCATCCGGGGGCTTTTTCAATTCTTTAAATACCATACCTTTGAACAATGGCAGGCAGATACCCTTTTTTTGAAAGCCCCGAATTACTTCAACAGGCAATCGATCTTTATTTTAAAACGTGTGAGGCTGAAAAAAAGCAACCTACCATCACACGACTTGCATATGACCTTGGTTTTGAATCACGTCAGAGCTTTTACGACTACGAAGAAAAGCCACAATTTTCTTACATAATAAAACGTGCACGCCTATTTGTTGAATCAGGATATGAAGCTAACCTGCAGAATGCTGCCTGCACCGGCGCTATCTTCGCCCTTAAAAACATGGGGTGGAAAGACAAACAGGAAATAGATACCCGATATCCCGAAGGCGTGAATATCAACTTTGTAAAGAAAGGCGCAGATTACAACCCGGATGAAAAAAACGGTTGATATCGAATATTCCAATGTATTTGAGCGCAACCTCGACGCCTACGAATCAGGAAAGTACAGGGTGATCGCCAACCAGGGCAGTACGCGGTCAACAAAGACTTATTCGGTCTGCCAGCTTCTTTCCCTTTACATTCCATACAAATACCGAAAGTCGATCAGCATCGTAAGCCCCTCCTTGCCCCATCTCAAGCGGGGTGCTCGCCGCGACTTCCTGGAGATACTAGACAATGCCGGCATGTACGACGATAATAATTTCAACAAGACTGACAATATCTATTACTACCCAAATGGGTCTTATGCCGAGTTCTTTGGTGTAGATGAGCCAGGCAAAGTACGTGGCCCCGGCAGAAACATCCTCTTTGTAAACGAAGCCAATCTGATCACTCAATCGATCTATAAGCAATTAGCTATGAGAACTACCGATCTGATTTTTATAGATTTCAACCCGGTGGACGAATTAAATTATGTTTACGAGGTAGCGGATTACGCAGGCGGAAAAGATGAAAAGGGTAACATTATTAAACCATCAGTACTTATCCACTCTACATACAAGGATAATCCGTTTCTTCCAATAGAGCAGGTGCATGAAATAGAAATGCTCAGAGATGCAGATGATGAAATGTGGAAGATATTTGGCCTTGGACTAAGGGGAAAGGCCACCGATATAATCTATACTCACTGGAAAATTGTGGACGAGCTTCCCATGAAAGGAGAGTTATTTGCCGGCCAGGACTTCGGATATAATGTTCCTTCGGCTTACGTTCTTTGTGAATATTACGAGGGTGCTATTTATGCGGACGAATGGATATATCAGCCCCGGCTGACTACAAATGATTTGTGCGAAAAGTACAGCGATTTGGGCGTGAGCCGGACGATTGAAATATTCTGCGATAATGCCGAGCCAAAGACAATAGAAGAAATATGCCGGGCAGGTTATAATGCAATCCCGGCAGATAAGGATATAACGGAGGGAATACGCAAAGTAAAGTCAATGCCCCTGTATGTTACCAAACGGTCAACTAACCTGATCAAAGAACTGAAGGGCTATAAATGGAAGACAGACAAAGCTGGCAAAGTAATCAAAGATAAAGACCGGGATGAGCCGGTAAAGTTCAATGACCACGCATGTGATGCGCTGCGCTATGCTGTCTTCACCAAACTGGGTAGTGACCGGTATTCATGGGTGGCATTTTAATTTTTTGCTACCTTTAATTCATTAATCCGTATAATGCCTACAGCGATCCAAAACATCGGCAATCAACTCGTAAAACTGGGTAACCGGTTGCTTGGAAAAAAAATAATGGCCATTGGCCGCAATGTCTTCAATCTTTCTGCTCCTGAAACCTACGCACCAATCGGCGTAGAAAATGCCATCGAAGATGGGTTCAATAAAAATATCATTGTCTATAGCGTAACGATGAAGGACGCCGAGAAATTCGGATCCATTCCCCGCTATCTCTATGCAGCGGACAAGAAGGAAGAAAAGGCAAAGCGCACCCTGGCTGCAGAGGTAAAAGCCCTTCGCCGGGATAAATATACCAACCGCGGACTCGAAGACCTACTTAACCGTCCAAATAAAACGCAGTCACAGGACGCATTCTTTACCCTTTTACGGGCTTATTATAAAGTATGTGGCGAAGGCTTCATTTGGCTGAATCGTGGCGACTTGGAGGGCTACAGGAACGAGGATGGCAGTTTCATGGATGAGGTGATTGATAAACTGCCGGTGCTTGAAATGTATGTCCTGCCATCCAATCTTATGGGCATTATTCCTGATCCTGATGATATCTGGTCTGTGCTGGGATATATATTACAGGCTGGGCAGGAGGTGGTGATCCGCAAAGGTGATGTTATTCACTGGAAATCCACAACGCTCAAGTTCGATGTTGCCAGCCGGGAGCACCTGCGAGGATTTACTGCACTTACACCGGGAGCATTGACGCTAGAGGAAAGCAATTCGGTCACCCGGGCCTCGATGCGATCGGCGCAGAATGACGGGGCAAAAGCAGTCATGTTTGATAAAAGCATGAAAGCCATGACACCCACACAGCAGTCAGAGTTAAAGAAGGTCATCGATATAAAGATCAACAATAAAGACGTATCCAATGCCGTGGCAACGGTGCAGGGCGATTGGGGTTTGCTTGACCTTTCACAGACGGCTAAAGACCAAATGCACATCGAAAAAAAACTGATGCTTTGGAAAGAAATGTGCTTCCTGCTTAAAGTGCCCGTAGAACTATTCGACCCGCAGACAACCTTTGCTAACAAAGAAATGGCAATGGTTGCCTGGGTAACGAATGATATTATTCCGGCCTGTAAGCAATTGGATGGCGAACTAAACCGAATGCTACTAAAAGCTTTCGGGCTCGAAAAAGCTGCCTTTATTGGAACAGACTACAGCGAACTCCAGGAGATACAAAAAGCCATGGCCGATACGGCAAAGACTATGAAAGAGGTTGGCTGGTTTACGCCGAACGAGATCCGCGAAGTGATGGCCTATGAAAAGCGGCCTGAAAAAGAAATGAATGAGCCATGGCCATCGTCCGGCAATTCCCCGCTCAGCCAATCATTGATCGAGGAAGATGCCATGAACTTTGAAGCACAACGGTTAGAAAATGGATATAACGGCACTGGTAATGGCAAGGTTCCCCAAAACGGAGCAGGAGCGCAAATGCAGGATTGATCGCAAGTGGCGACAGGAGGCAAGAGATGCATACCGGCGTAAACTGGAAATCATGCAGCGGGATAGTCCTGCCGAATTTGAGCAATTAATTATCGAGTATGAACAAAAAGCAGCGACAACTGTACAGCCAGCGGGATCAACGGCGCAAGAAACTTTTTGAGAAAAAGTATGTCAAACAGGTGAATGCAGCCCTGAAGCAGCAATTAACGGAGGCCGCTACTATCCTGAGGGCTTCCGGCGTCGATGGACTGAAGCTAAAATTGGCTAACCTCATCTTTATCCAGGATCTCGCCACGGTGATTCTCGACTTATGGCAGGAAGTGGGAGTATATTACGGCAATAAGACGCTGAGGGATATCAATACATCAATACGAGAAGAAAAGGCAGGCTTTGGGTTGAACGATAAATGGATACGCGATATCCTGGAATACTTTGCCCGGTTTCTTTTGGCTAAGGCAGTACTGCCGATCAGCGAAACGACAAAGCAGCAGATTTTGAGCATTATTACCAAGGGTGAGCAGGAAGGCTGGGGGATTGACCAGATGGTCTATGAACTGGAGAACAGCGATATTACCCTTGGCCGTGCCCGGTTGATTGTACGCACAGAACTAGTGATGGCGCAGAACTATGGACAGCAGCTTGCCAAGAAAGAATCGATTTATGAATTGCAGGAGGAGTGGATTTCTGCCGATGATCTTCGTACAAGGAAATCACACCAAGAAGTCGACGGTATGGTGATCAATGAAGGTGGCCGCTTTCGTGTTCCAAGATATAAAGGGCGTAAGTTGGTAGGGTATGACATGATGAATGGCCCCGGTGATCCGACTGCGCATGCAGAAAATATTTGTAACTGCAGGTGCACAAAATCAATTACTGCAAAACGTGACAAGAAAGGTAATTTGATTCGTAAAAGAACACAAGTATTTATGTTACCCGGGGGTCCATTTGCACCGACATTAGTAAGGTTTTGATTCATAAATAAAAATATCTGTAATTTTACCGGGACAGCCGAAATCGTCGCTACCTGTGATAACTATTTAATCCGTATGTACCATGCCGCAAATCGAATATAAGTCCATGCCGCTTGAATTATCGGACATGGACACCGCCAAAAGAACGGCCGTTATCCGGCATTCTGTATATGACAATATCGATCGCGCCGGCGATATATCTTGCAAAGGCATGTTCAATAAATCATGGCGGGAAAGAAAAGCCGAAGATATTATATTCGATATCGATCATGACCGCACTCAGCAACCCGGGCTTGTAAAAAAGACATGGGAAGATAAGTCAGGAGCATTCAGCGGTGTATGGTTCGGCAATCACACTCTCGGAAACGATACTATGCTGATGATGGACGAGGGTATTATGCGCGGTGCTTCTTTTGAATTCATTACCGAAAAAAAGTCTTTTGTTGAAGTCAAAGGCAAACGGGTTCGCAAGCTACAGGAAGTGCAGCACCTTGCCACTACGGCTACTCTTTCTCTTCCCCCGATCAATCCACTTGCCAGCGTGATATCCGTTACTAAAGCAGGCGAAATTATCCCCGATATTGAAGTGAAGGCACTTACACAATCAGAGGTCGATATGCTGAAACGACTTGCGACGATAGACATGCAGACCCTTCAAAACATGATAGAGCTGGCTGGCAGCGTGGATAAAACATCGGACTTATATACCTGGATACTGTGGCAGGTTTCACGCCGGGCTGATATGATGGGGGAGATACGCAGCCAGCTAAAATACAATTCGGGAGAGCTCAAAGCCCTGAAAGATCACGTTTTACTGATGGAAAAGTTCTGCCGCAATACCACTGCGTCAGATGATTGTATACAAAGCGTTGAAGCGGAAATAAAAGCCGCTAACGAAATACTTGAACAATACGATACCGCACACACTCGCCTGATCAGTGAGCCGGGTGCCAGCGTTAGCAAGGAGTTTTCAAACGCACTCTATTTACTAACGTTAAAAGAATTTTCATGAAACAAAAATTATTTGCCCTTGCATTGCTTGCTTCAGCAGCAAGGATGCCGGATCGTCGTACTCGTTTTGGCTCAGCCTGCTATAAAACAGATGCAGAAACAATCGCTGAAGCCATGGATACACTTCAGGATAAGATGAAAGAGTATAAAAGCGAGTTGGAAACCAAATTCCAAAAAGAGGTAAAAGCCGTCAAAGAAGAAGCGGAAAAAGAAAAAAAAGCCCTCAAAGACAAAGTTGACGAGCTCAATAAAGAGGTAGCCGAAAAAGGAGGTACGATTGAGGACATTCAAAATGAAGTGAAGGAACTGAAAGCCAAAGGTGGCCGCTTCAAAGGCGGCAGCCTCAAATATGAAGGTCTGCGCGCTTCACTTGCTAATGATATTGCTGCGGCAATCGCCGAAAGAAAAGCTGATATCATGGCCTCGGCATCGGGGAAAGAAATGCTGCCTTTTGAGATCAAAGCGGCTGGTAATATCTCATCTTCCAACCTGGCTACGGACAATTACATTTCATACCTCGACTGGAGGCCGGGTATGGAACCTACCGGGCAATTCCATTTCCGCAACCTCGTTCGCACAATACTTTCCGAAACCGATTTCATTCAATATCCACGCGCTAACATGCCTATCGGTGAAGGTTCTTTTGCAAGGGTATCAGAAGGGGCTACAAAACCGCAGGTAGACCGTGATTACACCATGCAGACACTAACCCTGCTTCCTATGGCGGCTTATGCCGTTGTTTCCAGGCAGTCACTTCGCAATATCGTATTCCTGCAGTCATGGCTTCCTGAGTCACTGATGAACCAGATGGAGGAGAGCGAGGATGATAACTTTGCCAATACCCTGGTAGCGGCTGCCAGCGGTTCTACAGCGACAACAGGTTTTACTGGCACGGCAAATGTGGCCGATAAAATGGTTATTTATATGAAAAACCTGATCAAGGCTAAATATAATCCCAATGGCCTTGCCATGGATCCGAATGTTTGGGCAAACCTTATCCTTTTACGGCCCGGTACTGCAGGTGAATCTTATTCAGGCCCTGTGCCCGTGGTAGTTGATACTAATGGCGTGGTGCGGATACTCGGCAAGCCTGTATATCCTGTGAACTGGCTGACTGGTAACCGGGTGCTGATCGGTGATTGGACGAAAGCGGCTATTGTGCAGAGCGAGGGATTGAGACTGCGTCAAAGCGATAGCCATGCATCTATTTTTACTAGTAATGAAATTGCATTTTTGCTGGAAAGAACTGAGGGTTTGGCAATATTCAGGCCGGATGCTTTTATCACGACAACAGTATAACCTGCCCGTTTTTGATCCTGTACTATTTGCTCATGTTGACCCCGGTGTAAAAGCCGGGGTTTTTTTTATTTGGCGCGAAGGTTGTAGTTTAGCTATTCATGACTATCAATGTCCATAATCATGTAGATACAGCGGAAATCCTTTCCCTGCTAAATATTTTAAAACTTCAAAACGCAACAATCATGTCTAAAATTGATGAGCTCAATGATCAGGTAGCGGCCCTTAAAACGCAGGTTGCCGACCTCCAGGCCGCAGTCGATGCTGAACAGCAGCAGATCGAACAACTCCTGAACCAGAACGCCGCCGTTGTAACCGACCTGAATAACCAGATTACGATACTCAATGAGCAGCTTGCACAGGGGGCTACGCCGGAGCAACTGAGTGCGCTGTCTTCCTCTCTGAACGATATCAAAGAAAGTATTGCTACAACGAAGGCAGATATTGAGGGCACGGTTCCTGATGACTCGGAAGCCGAAGGTTGATTTGGATATTAAGAAATAATTAATACTTTAGAGGCAGGAAATTACGCTATGGATGAGATAGCGATTAAATAATGCCGCTTTTTGCCGCAGCCGCTCATCCCGGTTGCATTAAGGTGAGAGGCGGCATAATTTTTTTCGTTGTGTTTATTGTTATTGGGAAAATGGGCGATATTATCTATTACTATCAAAGTGTAGACGGAAGATATCAATGGAATGGATTACGCGACAATGCAAAAAAGTTTCAAAGCTTGCATGATGCCCAAAAGAAGGCCGAAGAACTTAAGCACACTACTCATTTAATGGTTCAAGCGATAAAAGCATGAAAGTATTCTGCATAAATATCGATAACGATACTGAGTCCTGGCGGCTGTCACAGGAACAGTTTAACAGCGTGGGATTACCTGTGCAACGGATTTCCGCAATCGTTGAAGATAACCGTGTCCTTGCCTTCAACAAAAGCGTATATAAAGCCATGTTGGCCACAGCGCAACAGATCACGCATCCGAATAACCCGGAGTTATCAAAGACAATTTACGACTCTCTGCTGCTATTTGAAGATGATGTAATGTTTGATGGCTATATCCAAAATGACCGGTCACGGTTCATTGATGCCTACAGGGAATTGCCGGGCAATTGGATGACGCTGCATTTGGGTGCTAATATCATCGGCACTGATTTGACGCAGTGGCAAATGCCGGAAAGCTATAGCCGTAACCTTGCCAAACTGCATAATTGTTTCCAGTCGCATGCCACTCTCTATTCTGAGGAGTGCGTTAAATTCATCATCGATAACTTCAAGTATGTAACCGATGAGTACAAAACAGAAGGCTGCATGATCTTCGATGAATGGGTGAGGTTGAATGTTCTTTCACAGGGGCGCAGTTATGTCATTAAGCCGATGATTGCATACCAGCGCCCGCGGAGATCGGAGATATGGAACTGTGACGCGGATTATACCGGCGCACACAAACAGGGGAACGAGTACTTAAAAACACTTCAGTAATGATAGCTAAAAAAATTGAATTGAAAATAAGTGAGTGGCTGCGGCATGGATTACCTTACCCGGATAGTATCTTGATTAATTATGAAGATTGGCGTTTATTAATTGAAGAAAGTGAATTAGGTACTAACATTGAAATACAAATACAAAGGGATGGAAAGTTTCAAGGCTTGGAATTAATTAAATCTTATGACATAAAGAAGGGTGAGATTAGGGTAGCAAAAACTAAAATATGAAATCAGTAACATTTCCGCAAGCCAATTGCGAGCTTGCCAAAGATCAACCTGAGTATGAAACGCTTCACTGTTTTGTGGAAAAGAAGGAAATAATAGAGGAAGTCGAAACTAATTGCGTTATTCATACAATCAAAAAAGTAGTACCCTATTCTTTTACCTGTTGTCTTGAATTATCCGATGAAGAGATAGAAGAAATCATAAGGACAAAACGAATATGGCATACCCAAATGACATTCGGGGATAAATTCCACCCAATTTTAATGACTACTAAAAACCCATTTGAATGATATTGCTCGTTAATTATGCCGACCACCGGATGACCCGCTCGCAATTAATCTGCAGCCAATCAGCCATACAGTTTGGCGTAGAAACGGTTATTCCTATGAACCCGCAAATGATCTCCGCCGCCTTCCGGCAATTCAACCGCGAAATCCTGAGAACCGAACGCGGAGCAGGTCTGTGGCTATGGAAGCCATACTGCATATTTCGTACAATGCTTAACTGCAATAACGGCGATATATTGATTTATGCAGATGCCGGCGTTGAGTTCATAAACTCTGTTCAGCATATCATCGGCAGAATGGAGGAAGATATTTTCCTTTTTACCAATACCCATCCAAACCATCATTGGACAAAAAGGCATGTACTGGATACCATGATGCCGGGATGGGAATCAAAGTATCAAAAAGATACTCCATGGCCGCAGGTACAGGCATCTGTTATTTTCTTCCGCGTTAATGACAAGGCAAAAGCTTTTGTGAAGGAGTGGCTGAATTACTGCCAGATGCCCGGGATGATCGATGATTCGCTGGGACATGAATACCCATTTTTCCAGGACCATCGCCATGATCAAAGCATCCTGACTATTCTTGCTTACAAGGCTGGTTATTCATTACACTGGTGGCCTACACAATATTCAAATCACCTGCCGAGATCAGAGCGTGATAGCTATCCGATAATTTTCAACCATACGAGGAAGCGCAATAAGGGGATAGGTAAAGGTGAGCCAGAGTGGGATGAATAAAAAGCCCCTCATGCGTTATAACGAGAGGCTTTTGTTATCTTTATAACGACTAAATCATAAAGATGTGGCAAAAGTAGTAAAAGAAATCTGGAAGCCGATTCCATCTTACGAAGGCTTATATGAAATAAGTAATACCGGAAAAATAAAATCTCTCCCAAAATCAGGAAGTGGTAATTCTCTGTCTGAAAAAATAATGAACGATTTTGACAATGGTAAAGGGTATAGATATATTACCCTGACCAATAAAACAAAAAGACGGAATTTTTATGTTCATAGATTGTTGGCAGAATCCTTTATTTCAAATCCGGGTAAAAAGCCATTTGTCAATCACTTAGATGGAAATAAAGCAAACAATAAATTGTCCAATCTTGAATGGTCTACAGAATCTGAAAATATGGAACACGCTTCTGTGTTAGGTCTTTTGCCCTCCGGGGAGAAAAATCATTTATCCAAGCTTAAAGAAATTGACATAAAGCAAATAAGATTGCTTTGGCAAAGTGGAACGCATAGGGATATAATAAAGGCAAAGTACAGCATTTCCTACGCTCAAATACATAGAATAGTTAACAATCAATGTTGGAAGTATGTCTGACGCCGTAACACTTGACCCGGTATCCTTGAAATTTTGGCAGGATAATAATCTTGAATGGAAGAGGTTTGAGTATGATCTGAAGCCAAAAGACTATGTGATTGATATAGGCAGCTATCTGAAAGAATGGGCTCGTGTTATTGAAGAAAGATACCATTGCAAAGTCGATTGTTTTGATGCCTTGGATAACCGGGCCGCATGGATAAAAGACGGACATATCTTTTTGGGCGGCGCATATTACTATACATCCGCTTTTCTTCCGGATCAGCAAGCATACAGGTGTGAGGATGTTTGCAAATATATTAACCGGCATGTACGATTGATGAAGATAAACATTGAAGGCGGCGAGTATACGCTGATCGATTACATTATTAAAATGGGATGTATCAACAATATCCAGGAATTGCAGGTACAGTTTCATCTGATTGAAGGTGAGGATAACCGTAAAAATTATGAGGAACTGGCAAAGCGATTATCTTTAACGCATAAAATTACCTGGCAGTATCCTTTCTGCTGGGAAAATTGGATCAGAAAATGAATAAGCGGCTTCCAAATATTATCACTCCCTCGGAATATACCGATAAAGATGCGCACGAATTTTACAACTACCATGAATGGCGATCCAAACAACGGCTTATTGTTGATATCGATCTGAGTAAAATTGGTATTCCAAATGATATAATACAGGAACTTTACTGCGGAATAGTCTTATGCATGAAATACAAACTGCCTTTTGCGCTATTCTCCTATGATCAGCAAAGCCATGTTTCCTATATTCCTGAATTATTAAAGGGAGTGCAGGTGAACGTGGTTTTTAACTTCAAAGATGAAAGCGATATGATCAGCAGCATTAAACTCGCATGTCTTGCTCATCAAATTATCGTCATCGATGCCACAGCAAAACAATTGAAACAAATAAAAAAACAAGATGCTGACGTTTTTCAATACTTACAAGGGCGGGGAATACTGCCAGCAGGGCGAAGCGGGAATAATTAATGAGTGCCTGAAAAGAATGGATATATGGCATGGATTAGCAATCGAATTCGGCGCACCTACAAAGGAATATTGCTCTAATATCTTCCACCTGCCTGAGCCAGCCTGGTATAAGATGTGGTTTGATACTGATCCACAGATGCCGGGGATCATGAAAGCGGAGATCACAACGGAGAATATAAACAGCCTTGTGCCGAATTGCCAAGTGGTAAGTTTCGATACCGATGGCCCCGATTACGAATTATTTGAAGCATGGAAAAACCGGGCGGACATTGTGATCATCGAAATAAACAGTTCATTTGCGCCAACGGTGGATCATTACAGCAGGGAGAAAGGAGCGAGTTACCGGACAATGTGCCAACTGCTGATCAGGAAAGGATACTTTGTTATTTGTCATAGCGGTAACTTAATTGCTGTTGATATTAAACACTATATGTTATTTCCCGAGATACCGACCGATCCCGTTGAGAACTATTCACTATTTTTTCAAACAAAGTGGCTCCAATGATAACCTGCAAGGCAATAACAACGGGAGGTCTTGGCCGCTTTGGTAATACCATGTGGTCGATAGCAGGAACGATCGGTATTGCCTGCAAGAATGGTCAACCTTTCGGTTTTGGCGATTGGATCATTAAAGATAATGAGCTATTTGGCGAAAAGGCCGATCGAATGGCTGATTACTTTTTGAACCCGCTGCCTTCACTGCCGGCAAATATCTCCTTCAACGATATTGCATACCATTGGGAGTATAAAGAGTATAAGATACCAACAGGGAATTGGAATATTTGCAGTCATCTGCAAGACCCTCGTTACTTCAAAGATTACCTGCCGCTTGTCCGGCATTACTTCAGGATGAAAGATGAACCTGAGCAAAACGATTTTGTAGCTATTCACTACCGGGCAGGTGATTACATTGATGATCCGGATGCTTACCACCCGCGCTGCAGTAAAGAATATTATGAAAAAGCAATGCGCTTATTTCCAGATGGTGCAAACTTTTTAGTATTCAGTGATGATTTAAAAGAAGCCCATAAATTATTATTCAATCCCACAGACGGAAGATATTTAATTGACTTCTATACGAGCAAGCATTTCACTGAAGATTTCCGGATAATGAAGCGCTGCAAATCGTTCATTACCGCCAATAGTTCTTTCTCTGCCATGGCTGCTATTTTGGGAGAACACCCGGAAAAGAAGATAATCATGCCGGAAAGGTGGTTTGGCAAACAGGCGAACGGATTAAAATCTTACATTTACCCGGAAGGGGCTATAATCCTGTAAACATGGAAGAGTATAATCTTAAAGACTTTGAAATAATAGAATCATCCCTTTTAAAAGGGCATGAGATTGCAATTAAATCAGGAAAGAGGTTATATGTCTGGCCAGATTTTAACTTTCCCGATGTATTTAAAGTCTTTGATGCTGGAGACATGGAAAGCGAATTAATTAAGCCGGTAAAAATTGACCCTCCCGATCGGCCACTATTTTTCAGCAACTACTATAAAAGTTTAATTGGAATATGAGGATACTTTTTTGTCTTCACCTTTACTGTCCAGTTCACATGTGCGGATCTGAAATGGTTGCTCACCGTGTTCTCAAGTTCCTTCAATCAAAAGGCCATGAGGTTCGCGTGCTTTTGCACCGCGATAATGGACTACAAACGCCTTACACCTATGACGGCATTGAAGTATTTAAAGCCCGTGACCGCTTCGATCAATATCAATGGGCGGACCGGCTGCTCTGTCACCTCGATTTTACGCAACATATGTGCATTGCAGCGCATGAATGCCGGCTACCGCTGATCCACTTCATCCATAACGACATTAAATATGCCTGCATCGCAAACGGCATCCGTGGGCATCATATCGTATATAATTCAGAATGGACGAAGAAAGCTATCGGCTACGATTGGCCGTCGTATGTCTTGCATCCGCCCTGCGATATTGATCACTACCGGGTAGATAATACCGGCGCTGATGCAATTACGCTTATTAGTCTTGGTTATTGGCTTCGCCTGTTAGCCC